TCATGTTTGTTACGATAGTCTTTGATTGCTGCAGAAATAGCATCGGCGGCCAAGATTGAACAATGAATTTTTACAGGAGGCAGGGCCAATTCTTCTGCAATAGCAGAATTCTTGATCTCCCCGGCCTCCTCTAATGTTAGTCCTTTTAACCACTCTGTGACCAAACTGCTGCTGGCTAGAGCACTTCCACAATTATGAGATCCTACTCTATTTGAAAAGAAAACGTGTGCACCATCTTCTAATTTTAAATCATATACTACAATGTTTTTATTATCCCTTTCACATCCTCTCAATTGATTTAGATGTGAAATTTTTTCAACAGATAACACTTTTATTCCATTGTGAATAAAATTATTCACCTTGTCAAGGGATTGGTCAATATCTTCGATTGCAAGAAAAAGACTATCATATCCGGCTGATTTTAATTGTTGAGATCTTTTTTCTATGTAGTCAGATCCCTCAGAACGATCTTGCATAAATGCGGGCATATTTTTTGTATATACTTCTATACATTTCTTTTTACCAGGAATTATAAAATCGGGGCTAACTGGCCCTGTTGAACTTTGAATCCAAACTTTCCCAGCGCTCCATTTAGCCCCTATATTATTTTCTTCGAATAATTTGATAAACCGGTTTTCAATTGAAGTCGGGCGACTCCAATCTATGTTTTTCATTCCTTCGGACCAATTTCTAATATACTCAGGATTTTGCCAATTCTTTTTTGATGCCTCTCGAGATTTAATTTTTTTCTCTTCGGGGTTCTTACAAACATACCCTGTCTGATTTTGAGGCAGAATTGAATGATCAAATTTTGAATTCCATTCTTTCATTCTTTGACTATTTTTTTCTTTCAGACATTTCCTATGACGAACATTGGTCAATTTTCTTAACTCATATTCTGTTATTTCGTAAAGTTCTTGACCAGGGGATAATGTATGTGCTTCCACAGGTTTATTGTTCGCTCCCCAAAAAATATGTTCTTTAGTGCAAATCAAATTAAAAGTACCAGGAGAAATTCCTTTTCTGTTGGTTTCTCTTTGAAATTTAATTACCAGTAGATCTTCTACAGGGACAGATTTTTTAATTATTTCTTTAATTTTTTGATTAACTATCCCTATACCATTCCAGGCCAATACTACATCTCCGACCTTGAGATCTTTAATTTTTTTTGATTTTGTCGGAGTATTAATAATAGAATTACTAGTTAAACACCCATATGTCTTGAATCGAGCATCTTCAATGATGTTGGTATCTGGGTTGACTTTGATTTGCAACTTGAGAACATCACCGCACGCCGGGGCCCCGACTAAGCCGGTCCCAACGTGCATGTCCTCCTTGTCAAATGATCCAACGTTTCTTGGATTCTCAAAATGATCTATGATCTGACGTGAATAACTCATTAGGACTTTCGCATTGTTCTATTATTTAGTCCTTTACAAATTAAAATTCATTATATGTTCATTGGAGACCATTTTATTCTCCTAATATTTTCAGCCTGTAAGACATATCACATTACTACCTTTCGTGAATTTTTTATTTCGGTGACCTCTTTGCGAACATCTTTACTTAATTTGGTCAACTCTTGTAGATGTTTTCTTACTCGTGTTCCTGCTGCATTGACATTTTTATCATAAAACTTGACAAAGTCTGCTTCCATAGCCTGCACTATTGATTTAAATTGTTCGTATTTGTTTTCCACGCTAAATTCTCCTTTGATCATGTATTTATTGTAAATAATAGTATGATAACAATTACAGAATCTGCACAAACAAAAATCATCGATATACTGTCCGAAGACCCTGACAGTCCACATCTACGAACATTCGTTCAAGGAGGTGGATGCAGTGGATTTCAGTATGGATTTACTTTTGACAACGAGATAGAATCTGATGATTTTGTAGTCGACATCGGCCAATATAAATTATTGATAGATGCTATGAGTTGGACTTATCTTCAAGACTGCACCATTGATTATGTAGATAATCTCGAAGGTGCAAATTTTGTCATAAAAAATCCCGCAGCAACATCAACGTGCGGCTGCGGGAATAGTTTTTCTATTTAATTATTCTTGCTTGTCTGTCACTGTATCAAGTATGTGTTGACCTTCTTTTTTCCATAGTGTCCAAGCACCATATACTATGGCAATATAGGCAATTACATCAGCCACTGGGCCCAGTAGAATAAAAGAACCACCGGCTGCAATTAATACTGCACCATCCCAACTAGTTCTTTCTTTGATGCGGTCAGTGACCCATTGTTTTGCTAAATTTACTATATTCATGATTGCTCCTTGTTTAAGATCTTTTTTTTGCTGCTCTCTGTGCAGCACGAGACACAATTTCTTGTGATTTATCCACAGACATTGGCGTAGATGTGGAGTCATTGCCTTTGAATATTATCTGGTCACGTTCTACGTTGGCAATGATTGTGTTCAATGGGGGTTTTTCTGCCATGTCAATTATCTGTTCTGGAGTAAAAGTGGAACCGGTAATATCTTGTGCTAGTTCAATAAATGTTTTTAAATTAATTTTCTTAGGTGCGGCAAAATCTTGAGTTTGCCCCAATAAAAATTCTGCCAACCCCACCAGTTGACTGGTCACTGAATCAGTGACTTCGTTGATTTTCATCTACGCTCTCTACCTAAATTTGCACCACCAATGGGCTCGGCAGGTTCTTCGGGTTCAATATCGATTTCAGTGTCAGTTTGTTCAATGTCTGGCATCACTGGCTCTGTTGGTGTTTCTTGACCTGGCACTGGTAATCCATCAACTGCTTCTACTTGTCCAGTTACTACACCCAATGCAGTTTCTAATTGTTGTTTGGCCAATTGCAGATTTTGAACCAGGCTCGACAGTGCTTGTGTGGCATCATTGTTGAATTGGCTGCTTTGATCTAAACCAATTTGATTTTTGATATTATCAACCAATGCAGGCAAATCTTTGAATTGCAATTCGCTGACGTCTTCTAGCATACCTTGAACTTGATCAACCATATCTTGTGCGGCTAATACGACCTGTGCCTGCTGCACTTCGCTCTCATTGAGATATTGTGATTGACCAGCAAGTTGATCGCTGAGACTTTGTTCAATCATTAATAATTTTAGATATGAAGGATTTTTCTCACTGTGATAAAAATTTGCACTGGATTTATAGTTTTCCAACAATGATCTAACTTTGTTTAACATAGCAACAGCATGTGCCTGGGACATTGAATCTATATTAAGTTTTTGCTCAAAAAAACTTTCAAATACTTGTTTGACCTGGGCGGTCTTTTTATTATTCGATAATTCAGTGAGTTTCATATTTAAATCCTTTATTCTGTAAGTATTTAGCTTGATCAATCATTTTTTTCAATTGAGATCGTACCGAGTTTAATCGAGAAATTTTATAATGTATCTTGTTATTTAATAGATCATGCGACCATGTTCTTTTGTTTCTAAGTTGTTGACTGAGTTCAATATCGGCCACTAATCTTTGTTGATCTAAGTTAGAAACCATGATACTTTTGGCCAGCTCAATTTGATTAAACTTGTCTGCAATACACCAAGCCAATGCCGAACTACTGGAATAAAACTGTTCTACGAATTCTCGATTCTTATACACATAGAAACAATTATTAGAAATTGATTCAATTTGGTATGTTTCAAAAATATAATAAACATTTCTTCGTTGAAATATTATACTTTTTTTTAGTCGATCTCGCTCCTGATCAGCAAAACTAATTAATTTTTCTATCATTTTATCACGTATGTGGCCAATAAATATCCAATTATGGCAGTTAATAATGTCACAAGACCAATACCCCATTGTATAATTTGATCGCTGCGACGGTTACTGATATCAATCACCGTGTCATGAACTTGTTTAACAATCAATTCCAATGAGCTAATTTTTTGTTCGACTTCTTCAAGTTTATGTTCAAGAAAACGATATCTTTCGGCACAAAGTTCCACATGTGCTTCGAGACTTTTTTTCTCGATATCGGTAGTGTCAGCCATTATGTCACCTAAATTTAATATATTATTTATTTTAAATCATCAATTAATTCAAACTGAACATTTTGCCCTGGTATCATCACATTGTCTTTGGTGTCAGTTTCATTGAGACCCAATATCATTGGGATTCCATGGCAATGCTTTTTCAACAACCCCAATCGATCATTTTCATAATCAAAAACAGATTGGTACTCGATATCAAACTCAAATACCCAAGATTGCTGCTGACTATGGTAACTGGGTTGTGTGATATTCAAAGGTTGAGTAAACAAACTGATCAACTGTAAAATAGATTCAAAATTTCTTTGTTGATTTCTGGCTTTAACCCATTGCTGTTCGTTGTTGATAAGTTGTCCTTGACGATCTCGAATTGGTAGTTTACCCGGTCGAAAATGTCCAGTTATGCCAGTGGCGGTGCAATCAAACTTGGTGATAATTTTAATTCTCATTGAGTATATTTACAACCAAAAAAAAGCCCTGTAAAAATACAGGGCTAAATTCCGTTCTATGTCGGATTGATATTAGGTTGTTAGTTTAAACCCAACGTTGGTGCAGCTATCAAGCTGATTGACACCGGCCACTGTGGCCACGTTGCCTGCAGCTAGAATTTCTGCGGTGCTATATCCTGTGGGATACAATGCGATACTTAGTGCTGTGGTATCGACTTGGTAGACAGCTACTGTGCCTAATTGTTGAATACCACGAATAACGTTACCTACAAACTCATTGACACCAGTCTGGGTGGCCATTGTGTTGGCTGCAACTAGACGGAAGAAATCAAGTTTTGGACCTTGTGGTTGTGTAGGAACACTTGTGGGATATGCTGTGGTTGGATCAACTGGACCATTTTGTGTATCTAAATTAAATACTGGTTGTGAATCACCATTAACGATTGTTACTATTGCCATTTTAAATCTCCTAAATGTTTGAGTTGTTGAACTCTACATTTATTTACCAAAATGTCCAAAAAATATCTATTAGAGTTGTGATTTTGAAATATTAGAGATAATATAGTATAAATCGCTATTGAGCATACGCTCACGCATCAACATCATTAACTGTTGAATAATTTCCATTCTTTGAGATGTTGTTTTACGTGGCCATTCGCTGATTTCTCTTCTGAGATTGGCTTGCCTTGGACCGATTCGATGATATTGCCTTTGCAATATCATCATCATATTGTTGTAGTCGGTGACATCAATTCGTCCATCAGCAATACTTCTTAAATTTCTGCGTATATGAAATATTGGCAAAGAAATTGAAATATTGGGTTTTATGATATCGCTATAACGATCTGCATTATAAACCAGTGTCAACAAATTGTATAGGTCTTTTTGCGTATTTCTAAATCCATCAAAATTTAAGTTGTTGATTATTCCACTGACATAATTCTTTGCTGCTTTTGAATCTACCAACGACAATACTTGTAATGCCAATAAATGCTCAAACAATCGTTCTGTTAATTCTTCTAAATTAAATTGTTGAGCTTGACTCAACTGTCTTATCATGCGACTTTCAATAATTTCTTGAATAAATTTCATTTGGTGGGGTTATTCCGCGCACGATTCAGGGCAGCAAATGCCTGAGGACTAAATCTACTGACTGCTTTGGCATATCCTGCAGGAGTAGCCAATACCCATCCTTCTTGTCCTGGGTGTGCACGGTCACCTTGTTGTTGTATATTGACTTTGAGATCATGTAACAAATTAAATGCCTCAAATGCTGCTGCTAATGCATCTACATGAGCCGGTTGTGATTTTAAATAGTTTAAAATGTTTTGATACTTCGAAGGTGTCACCGCGCCAGGTAACCATTTTAAAAATTCCAAAACCAAGGAATTTCTGTTTAATTCTTTGCCTACTTGAGTATTAACAAAATCCACAGCCAGTTTGGCAAAATCTGTGATTTTGTTGGCTCTTAGATCCAGGGGATTGAATAAATTATTCAGTTTAGAACCATCATTGCGAATAATTTTGTTTAATTCTTTTACTATACTGGTGTCAAGTTCCAATGTGTCGATACTGACAGGTTTTTCCAACATCAAACCAGGAACAACATTAAAGTTGACATTTTTTAAAGGTTGCCTTGGACTACCTTGGTCATCATACAGCGAATGCATGGCAATGCCCACATTGCTGTTGCCGATTCGTTGCCCCAATGGTGAATTTACAGGTATTCTATATTTTACTTCGTTGGGCTGAAATTCGTATGCCCCGTTGATTTCGGGCGGGGTATTTACATATAGTAAATCTCCTTTGACATAACCACGGAAATCTTTGGGTAATGCAGCATCTAAAATCGGAAACAATTTTGAATATATGGCAATGAGATTTTCTCTTCCTGGACCTCGAACATTTTGAATTTGTGCCATCATTGCCGGACTGGTTGCCAGTCCATCATACCCCCGGGCATCAAAACCCGAGCCATCTGTCAATACAAATTCGCCGGTGGTGGGTTTTCTACCAAAAATCACAGCAGGTTTTCCGTCCCATTTTACTGTGACTGTTTCTTTTGGTTGAGCTGCTGCCTGTTGAGCAATATCCAATGCTTGTTTAATCCCTGCAGTGCCTTTACGAAATACATAGTCTTCGAGATGTTCAATACCTTTGGCTCGACCTCCTACTGCAACATTATTTTTTTCTGCTTCCACCAATGGTTGCATCCCTTGATTGACAATACGATCTCTAAGCCGGGCAAGAAAGTTCACATCATTTTCTTGCATAACACCAGGTTCTTGTAGCCCATCTTTGAATAAATATTCTCTAAAATCTGCTAATTTTTGATCCCGACGAGGATCTCTTGCCAATGCTGAATAAATTTTTTCAACAGAGGATAAATCATCCACTGACGCTCCTTTATACAACAACATTTCCGCAGCGGTTCGAGGATCGGTAGTTATGACTTCATTTGAATTTCTATCAATGATACCACGATTACTGGCTTTGAGATCAATTGCTTTGGCCAAACTGCTCATTAATATATTGCGATACATGCCTTTATAATTACTGTTGGGAGAGGATG